CTGTGATATAGACTGTACCGGTGCAGTCTGTCACGCATACCCGTATGGTGATCTTCGTAACGCGGCCATACTGAGGAGAGATATCCTGTGCCACGTGTGTAAATGAAGCCATAGAAATCCCTCCTTCAGATCAGGTCTATAAATCGTGTTTCCGTTGTTCCGTCCTCGTATTCAAAGGTCACCTCAATGCCCACCTGTCCATTCGTACCTTTTGAGAGATTCTCGGAGGCAATCTGCGCCGAAAAGGTATAGCACTGCCGGTTGGCGGGCGTGATGGTCTGTGAAAGACTTTTTGTGGTATTCAGCGCACCTTCGCATTTGAAGGAAGCCGTGCCGGATACGCCATTATCTGCATCCACAGCAAATCCGGAGTTTTGCCAGTAGCTAAGACCGGAATCTGCTCTGGAATTACGCAGGTGATTAAACGGCACCAGATCCTTCATTTCCTGACTGTCTATCAGATCGGTAGACTCCAGCGTATCGGCTGCGCTATCCCAGCGTGAGGAGGAATCGCCCAGCTCCCGGAGGGTAGTGGAAAGCTCCAGCACCGTATTCCAAGGCTCTTGCAGGTTGTATTCCCTACGGACGATTCTGGTCTTTACAGACAGGTTCAGGTCGTCATCCTTCACCATGACCGTATCGCCCAGCTCCCATGTTTCATGTTCATAGCCGGTTAACACCGACAGATCCATCGCCTTTAGTACATAGGAGATACGAGGAGATGCATAGTCCGCCAGACGCATGTTGGCATATTCCAGCATCTGATACGGATTGGTGAAGTTCGAACAATCCAGCGTAGCAATTCGTATTTCGGAAGTATAGGTCGTGTCCTGCACATACTCGTTGCCGCCATTGATCGAGGCAAAGGTCATGCCGTCCTTGCCATAGGCGTAAAGCTTTGTAATCAGGCTGGTTGTATCAACGACACGCTGAATGGACTTCATATTTTTCTTGTAGCAGAACAGCACGCCGGAATCCTCACCGGAGAAGGTCAGGAGCTTCACGATTCTGTTTGCGTTATCAAAAATCAGGTCGCCGCCGTGAATGTTCTGTACTGCCCGCAGGATCGCCAGCGCGTTTTTCTCAGAACAAGTCCAAGTACGCTTTGTGGAGACATTAACCGTGCCCACATCCCAGTCAGTTCCCTGAAGAGCATAAGCTATCGGCGCATCTGCCGTGTCCGCGTTAAAGGTAATCTCATCCTTTTTCACGGAGTAGGCAAGATCATAGAACGCCGCCTCCGCATAGACCGTGGTGATGGCCTTGCCACTTTCTTCCTTGTCGTCCGTAATCGTGCGGATGCGATAGGTGTCGCTGACAATACGCACGGCCTTTTCGTTATCGATATAGGCGCGTTTGCTGTCCTGAAACGGCAGCTTAAATTCCAGCTCATCCACGCCGTTGATCTCACTGGTCACGATGATGTCATAGGCGTTATCCAGCACAGCTTCCACATTCCCGTCTGAGTCCAGAATGACCGGTCTTGCATAGCCAAGTTTGGTATAGAGCGGCTTTGGATTATTGTACAGACTGATAGATATCAGCGTAGGCGTCCTTGCTGTATTTGTGGTAGAAAGCGTGACGCGATATTTGATGTATTTCTTTGCAGGAGATTCCAGCTCGCCGTTTGCACCGACAGCCTGCCACTCTGTCCAAGTGGAGAGGTCATCTGAGGTGGCCGTTTCCACAAGCGAGATAGAGGTCTCTCCCGGAGAGTAATCTGCTTTTACAGAAACTCTGCCGTTGCCAGTCACGCCACAGTCCTTTGCTGCAGTAATGAGCTGTCCGCTTGACGGATAGACAGAGTCTGTAGCTCGAAGCGTAACGACATCCGCTGTCGTCAAAGCGTCCACATCACCGGTCAGATCTGCACCGTTTGCGGAGAGCGATTCCAGAAAATATTCTTCAAGGTCATCGGCGGTTAGATCAGAATCACAGTCGAGGAACCAATCATCAAAGCCGCCTGCATACCAGTAGGAGTCTGCGTGCATTCCCCAGATGAGGTCAGCCACGCAGCTACGATTCAGCTCTCCGGTAAAGGTCAACACATTTGACTGCCAAATCGTGCCGGAGCTCTTATCGCCAAGGATATACTGTGCTGTCTTGGCATTAGGCTTGATCACACAGGCGATAAAATACCAGTAGCCGTTTAGCAAAGAGAATGATGGCGTTACCGATGTATCGAGGATCAGGGAACCGGAGGAGTTATACAGCATAATTCTCGGTTTTCCTCTGATCAGCGACAGATAGAAAATCGGCTGCCCGGAACCGTAGCGGGTATTCAAGATCGGAGTATAGGTGTTGCCGACTGAATATGTCGTGGGCTTCATCCAGCCGCCGACCACGATGGTTTCACCGAGGCTTGAAAAGATGCTGCCGTCGTTTTCTACCTTCAGGTAGGTTTTCTCCGATGAAGGATTATTGATGTTCATCTGAAAATAGCGACCGAAATTGCCTGTTTTCATATCTGCGGTTGTTCCGCTCCAGTTATGAATATATGCCTTGCGATCCTTCCCGGAGGAATCCGCCAGATAATCATCTGCATCCGGTTCGGACTCGTTAAAACGCCAGAGACCGTCGGGAGCCCATGCAGCCGGGAACTCGCCGGTGAAGGCATCTTGGGTATTCAATATATTTTTAAGAGCCATGCAATATCACCTCCAGCGGCTTCTGGCTTGAATGTTCAGTTCCGTAAATGTTGTACTCGTACCGACCACAGCAATCACGATGGTATTATCTCCCGTATTTAAGACCGGGAAATTCAGCTCCGACAAAAGCGGGAGACCGTTTCGGAGGGTTTCTCCATTAGAATCAACTACTTTTGCCGTCATCAGATCGGAGTCAATAATCAATGTTTCTCCGGCGGCAAGCCGTCCAATGATCTGAAGCTCGCTGCCGTTTGTGGTTATGGAGATATACGAGTCCGTCCCGGAAGGAATTACACCCGTTAAGGAGTAGACCGGGTAGGACTCGATATTCCCAAGAGTGCGAGACGCGGTAAAGGTTCCGGTTTCCGCAAAATCAAAGGTCTCGTCTGATATGGCATAGCCATAAGGGTCTGGGCAGAAAAATTCCAGATCAAAGGTGCAGGAATTACGGACTGCCCGGTCAAAGGAGAATCCGGACGTAAGCCTTGCTTCATACACTCGTCCCGGTTCCTTGTCCAGAATGAGCTGGCAGAGGCCGTTGTCCGGATTCAGCCATTCGATAATATCGTCCTTTTTTGAAAGAAACTGCTCGTCTGTCTTTCCCGGAGGAATGAAGCAGGAAATCAGTATCTTTCGCTCAGATACCGTTTCTCCAAAATCAAATACACCGTGCCGTCCGGGCATGGTGATCGTGTTGTTTCTAAGATCCGGCATACGGTATTCGTTTGTAATTCTTGTCGCAAGTCCCATAGACTGGGAGGTTGTTCCGTTAAATGAAAATCCCATGTTACACCAGTCCTTTCGCCCTGCGTCCGGCAGTCAGAAGAGTATTGAGCTGCTGAGAAATCTTCCGGATATCGTCGTCGCTTCTGACACTCATTTCCTCGATATTGATGAGAGGCTGGTCGCCTGAAACACTGAGGGTAGCGCCGCTTACTGCATCCTGAATCATGGAGCGCAGCGAGCTCACACCGACCACAGCTTCATCACCGGCCTCACCGCCGCCAAGAAGTGTGCCTCCGCTCTGGCCGAAGATGGTCGCATCCTTTAAGATCATGCCGCCGGACATCGCCTTCTTATACCAATCCACAGAAAAGTGCGGTATGGATGGCGGGTTCAGCGAAAAGCTGCCTGTGATGGAGAAGTGCGGCAGCTTGATCTTCGGCAGGCTCCAGCTGAAATTGAATACGTTCTTTAGCTTGTTTACGATGCCGGATACCGTGCTCCAGATGGTATTGAACACATTCGATATGGTACTCTTGATCCCATTTACGATATTGGACACCGTGCTCTTGATCGCATTGAAGCCGTTACTGATGCCGGACTTCATGGTATTCACCACATTCATGACCGCGCTCTTTATACCGTTCCAAACGGAAGTGGCTACGCTCTTTACGGCATTGAAAATCGTAGAGGTCGTAGTCTTGATGGCATTCCATGCGGTGGTGATGACCGTCTTTATGGCGTTCACGACAGTTTCAACAGCTGTTTTTATCGCGTTCCAAACAGTAGTAACCACGGTCTTTATCACGTTCAGGACGGTTTCGATGATCGTCTTGTAGATATTGAAATAGGTGGTCACTACAGTTTTGATTGCATTGAAAATGGTTTCAAAAAAGCTCTTGATGCCATTCCAGATCGTAGAGATAACCGTCTTTATGGCATTCATCACGGTTTCAACCGTAGTTTTTATCGTATTCCAAGCTGTGGTAAGAAAACTGCTGATTGCATTTGCCACAGTGGTGAAGGTGTTCTTTATTGCCTCCCATATACTGACGAAGAAGTCCTTGATCGCCGTCCATACAGTAATGGCAATCTCCTTGACCTTTTCCCAGAGGTTGATCCAGAATTCTCTGAAGCCTTCGCAGTTGTTCCACAGGTAGATAAACGCAGCTACCAGCAGGCCGATGGCCGTAATGATCAGGCCTATCGGATTTGCCGCCATGACAGCATTCAGACCAGCCATCGCCGTCTTTACTCCAGCCATAGCAGTGGTAACAGTAGGAATAATTGTCATAATCGTCCCAACAGCGGATATAACTTTGCCGACGATTACAAGTACCGGCCCGATTGCAGCAGCCACGAGTGCAATTTTTACGATCATCTGCTGCATAGGCTCTCCGAGGTTGTTCCACCATTCGGCGAGGGATTTCAGCTTGTCAGAGAGCTCTTTAAGGACAGGAGCGAGAACTGACATCAGGGAGTTGCCGACCTCCGCACCGGTTTCCTTCAGAGAGTTCATGGTCATCTGAAACTGGTCAATCGGGTCGAGTGTCTCATTGAAGGTATTCTCGACACTGCCTTCAAAATCTCCGAGGAAGCCGGAGAAATCCGACAGGTTGAGCTTTCCGGTCTGCACGGCATTATAAATGGAGGCACCGGCCTTACTTCCGAAGAGGTCATAGGCCGCCTGCAGCTTTTCTGCATCGCTTCCGCTTCCCTGCATGGTAGTGGAGAATTCCGCAAGTGCCTGATCCAGCGTTTTGCCGTCTGCCGTTGCATTCTTCATGGCTGTCTTTAAGCCCATCATGGCGGCAGATGTATCAAGGCCGGACATTTCCACCATGCCCATAAAGCCAGCGGCCTGCTGGGCAGTGAGTCCCATTTCCTTCAGCTGCGCGGCATTGGAGGAGAGGGCATTTGCCAGCGTGTCCATATCAATGCCGGTGGCCTGACCGGTAGCGTTTAAGGCATCCAGAAGATTATCTGCCTCGGAAGCGTCCATGCCGAAGGCGTTCATGACGGAGGATACATTGTCGATTGATGTCGAAACATCGGTATCATTGAGCTGGGCAAACTTGATGAATTTTGCCGAGAGGTCATCCAGCGCCTGCCCGGTCAGGCCGAAACGGGTGTTGACCTCGCCGACAGCAGCACCGGCAGTTTCGAAGTCCGTCGGTATCTCCGTGGCGAGGTCTTTTACGATCTGGCACATATCCTCCAGCTCATCGCCGGTAGCACCAGTTTTCTGTGCAACGATGTCGAGACCAGCATCCACCTCGTTAAAGGCAGCAATGGAGGCAGCGCCGATGGCGACAATGGGAGCCGTTACATGCGTAGACAGGCTCGTGCCGACATCCGATATTTTCCCGCCGACCTCCTGCAGTTTAGAGCCGGTCGCCCGGAGTGTTGCCGTGATAGAAGTATCTGTTTCCCGACATTGCTGTTCGAGGTTTTTGAGCTCGTTTTCGGTCTCTATGATCTCACGCTGCCATGCATCATATTGCTGCTGGGTGACGGTACCGTTTTTTAGTCCAGCATCCATCTGGTCTTGCACGGACTTCAGCTGTGTGAGCTTTTCCTTCGTTTCGGAGACTGCCTGTTGTAGGAGCTTCTGTTTCTGTTCGAGCAGCGTGGTATTTGTCGGGTCGAGCTTCAGGAGCTTGTTGACATCCTTCAGCTGCGACTGTGTTGATTTGATTTCCTTGTTTACACCGGATAGGGCTTTGGAAAGGCCGGTCGTATCGCCGCCGATTTCCACGGTTATGCCTTTTATTCTGTCAGCCATGCGATGACCTCCTTCCTGTTAAAATCGATCCATCTGCTCCTGTGTCGCGAGCGCAGGATAGTTGTAATCGTCGTTGCTCATTTCTGCGTACATGTCATTGACAGTCCCGATGGTGAGCAGGTCAAGCTCCGAGATGGAAAGCCCGATCTGCACGCACCGGAGTAAAAAGAGCGGGGTTGTCATTTCCCGCTCTGTCGTCCCCACAGCTCGATGATCTGTGGCAGGATTTCATAGATGGAGAAAGTGTTGAACTGGTCGAGCCAGTCCTCCGGGGTATCCGGGACATCAGGATTCTGATGCTTTGCCATCAGCCATGCGATGTTCTCAAAAAGTTCCAGACTGAAAGTGTCCAGATTGGAGCTTTCTGCATCGTTTTCATCGATGCCTTTCTGTAGCTCGTTTAAATCCTTGTATATGTCCCTGTGGAATTTGTTTCTGTATAGGCGAGGAATGGCGGCAGAAGCGCGGAACTGCACCTCCTTGCCGTCAACCTCGATTGTTTTTGTTACTGCCATATTGCGTCTCCTTACTCACCGTTGCTTACCGAAGCACTCGGCTCATATACAGCGTTGTACCATGCGTCGTAAACAGTGCTCGTAGTGTTCGTGCCAGTTTTGACCTTCACAATGCCGGAAGGGAGCGGAGAAGCCGTAATGGAGAGCGTCTCTGTCTGCACCTCAGTAGAGTCCTCCTTGGTGCTTCCGGTGACGGAAGGGCGGGTCGCGCTGCAGTAATACATGCAGTGACGGATCTTTCTCTGATCGCCGGAGAACTCGAAAAGCAGAGCAAAATGCTCTGGCTCCACGTCCTTGTTCTCCACAATGACACCGTTGGCATCTTCGGTCTCGTGCATGACGTCCGTGAGAAAGCTCTCCGGAATCAGCGCCAGCTCAAAGTCGCCGGAATAACCGTTGTTGTTTGAAACCATGTAATATACGGAGTCGTCCGCATAAAACGGATTATTATCTCCCTCAGCATCCAGCGAAAGGGATACGGCACCGGGCATTGCTACAGGCGTGCCAAAGGTAACAGTACCGTCAGCGGCAAGCGTAGCAATTGCGTAGTGGCAGTTTTTAAGGCCGAACTTGACCTTGTTACTCGTGTTAGACATAGTTTTTAACCTCCTATAATCTGTGTTTGATATAAGACCTCGTACAGCTTCTCCGACTCGATCCATACCTCAGATTTCTCATAAGGCAGGTCGTGGGCGATTAAGATGTCCTCGATCTGGGTTTCTGTTTCCGGGTCTTTTACGTCCGTGTATAATTCGATGTTCAGTTCATCAATTTTCTTGAACACCGTGTCATCCGCGAACATATTGTCAGAGCCCGGATATAGAAAAACGAGGAAGGGCGGGTCTGGTGACTCGCCTTCGGCAAAGTGGTCGTAGGCAAGCGGCAGACCGGCTTCCTCTAACATGGTGATTACATCGTCGTATGTCATGATCCACCTCCCAGTTTCTGCTTGATGGTATTGACGAGCTTTTCGTTTCCGCGCTCCTCGGCTGAGGCGATATGAGGCTGTGCCGGAACACGTCCGCCGCCACGTTTCACATGCCCGTGCTCCAGAAGGTGTGCCAGCTGATAGCGGTT